ATCGCAGTTGGCGTAAGGTCAGCAAAAGCGAGGGGTGGCAAGAAATGAATGAATTGTTTAACCAAATAACCAAGACAATGAACAATGACCCAATCTGACCTTCAGGAACTTTCTTTCAAATTTGCCGAAGACCACAAATGGCACAACTTCAACGACATTCGGAGTCGTGCCAGACTTTTACGACAATTTGTGACGTACATCGAAAAAAACTCAGATATAAAAATTATCAACCAAATAAAAGAATCAATATGAAACACCTTACAACCATCCTCGCCGCCGTCCTCTGCGCCGTGTGCCTGAGCGGATGCCTGGAAGAATCCCAAATGGGGAAAGCAGATACAGACAAACGATGGTTAAACGAGATTGATAATAAAATTGTGACTGCTGAATATCGTGGGCACAGCTATATCATATATAAAGGCTTTGAAAAAGGCGGCATCACCCACGACCCAGACTGCCTATGCCATAAGGAAGGAGGTGAGGAATGAATATACACAGATATCTCGCCCGATTGAAATACGCCATTGAACATCCCAAATGCAAGCGTTGTGGTAAAGAGTTGTATATACCACAACCTCCGGAGGAATTACAAGAAGCGTGGGGCATCTTTTCTTGGACTGCATTTGTAAAGCAATATGCAAAGCATCATGGCTGGTATGAGCTTGAAAACCTCAATAGAAACCTCGTTTGCCACGACTGTATCCACCCATCTGACACACCCAACACCATTATGCTTGACTGCTACGATAGGTGGGTTGATAAATACAAAAAATGGAGAAACGACAACCCCGAACTTCTAAACGAGAAGTGAGAATGAGCCAGCAACTATGTGACATTTGCAAACATTGCACCCATGCGCCTAACCTCTTTCAACCCTATTGGTGGTGTTCCTATTTCGGAAAAGAAGTTAAGTCCATCTTGAACAAATGTAAACAAGCAACAAAGAGATAATTATGAAAACCCGACTGACCGACCGCAGAAACCGAGGGAGTGTATAGATAAAGCTACGGAATAAAACTCCATGCAAAAGAAATGGGTCGACAGTCACTCTCTATCGGCCCATTTTGGTTATGCTTCTTTTGTGTAGCTGATTTCAAATCCGAGAATCGTCCGTTTGCGTTGTTCGCGGTCGTATGCCCTTATAGCCTCAATAATATAGGCCGAGCGGTGTTCCTGACGGTCGAGAATCACCGCGACGTCTTCGGGGATGCGCAGGGCTATTGAGCGGTAGTTGTTTCGGCCTCTTGGCCGTCCGGCTCCGGGGCGCGCTCCGCCTCGACCGTCTTTTTTCTTACTTTCGCTTTGCTGTTCCATGATTAAAGTTGTAAATTTGTTTTGAGTTTTAATCCCGACAAGCAAAGGGCGCCTCTTTAGAGGTCTTTAAGGCTCTCGGCCACCCTGCTTGGATTAGAAGATTGTCAGAGTGATTTTAGCAATCTTCAATTTCCAAATCCTGATGTTAATTTCAAAGGTCAACATGGTGAGGATTTGTCGGGGTTAGCTCTTCTTTTTTTTCGGCGTCGAGTATCTCCGTTGTAACCTCTCTTTGATTACATTACAAAGATACCACTTTTGTTTGAATATGCAAAACAAAATATCAAATATTTTTGATTTTGTCGGATAATTTGTAGATAATTAGCATCGTTCATCTACATAATCCGACACTCCGGCCCGGTTGACCTACAAAGTCAGTCGGGCTTTTCTATTGTTGGTATAAAATTGGTAATTTGCCAATTTTGTGTTATCTTTGTTGTGGATACAACAGGGTTACAGATTTGGAGAGAAGCCCGTTTAACACAGAGGCAACTCACCCCGTGGCGATAGTCCGCGGGCGTGAGTTTTTAAGGTTCGTGGCCGCCCATGAGCGCGAGCTGCGGCGCGCGTTGCGTAAAAACGTGACGTATGATCCGGAGATTTTCGATGACGTTTTTTCTGCCGCCATAGTCAAGGTGCACGACGCCATAGCCTCCGGCCGGGATGTGCGTGATTACCGTCAATATTTTTTCGTCGCCGCCAAGTTTGAGTATATCAACCGCGACAATATCAACCGCCGGGACCGTAACCGCGCCCAGCCGCTGGAGGCTGCCGAGGGCATAGCCGACACCCGCGGCCCCGTCGCTGACATGCGCCCGCTGCTTACTGCCATACGTCGCCGCGTGGCGCGCGTGTTCGGGCGCCGGTGGCGCATCCTCTATGAACGCCACTGTGGCGGCGAGCCTTTTTCGGCCATCGCCCGCGGCGAGGGCCTGCATCCCCGCGACGTCGCCTCCACGCTGCACGCTGTCGAGCGCTACGTGGCAAATAACCGCCGAATCCAACAACTAAAAAGACAATATTACGATGCCGACAATCAATAAGCCCGGGCGCGGGAGGACGCAGCGGCGCGAGGCCGACGACCGCAACCGCGCCGACCGGAGTAAAATCTACAACTCAGCGGCCTGGAAGAGGCTCAGGCGCGCCCATCTTATGGGTAATCCCCTCTGTGAAGTGTGTGAGGCGGTGGGGCGCACCGAAATGGCCGTAGATGTGCATCACCTGCGGAGCTTTGCCAAGCTCGAGGGTATGGCGCGCCGAGAGGCGGCCTTTGATGCCTCCAATCTGGTAAGCCTCTGCAAGGTCTGTCATCAGGCTGTGCATCACGGACACCTCAGAGGCTCGGCAACCCTCGCCGAGATGGTCGAGCGTCACCGGCTGCATCTTTATGGTAAAAAGTAATTAGCTATGACCTACAAAAGCATATACCTCCCCGCCACATTGACCGAGCAGGTCAAAGACTATATCACCTCCGTTATCGACTGGCTTGAGAAGGAGCACAAGCTGGAGTCTACCGACGGCATGGCGATTTACACACTCGCCGAGAGTTACAACACGTACCTCATGGCCCAGGAGGTAATCGAGCGGCAGGGGTTGACAATCCCCGGCGCGCATGGCGGCGTCACCACCAACCCCGCCGTTAAGATTGCCCGCGACTCAAAGCTCGACGCTATCTCTATTGCGCGTGACTTCGGCCTCACCCTCGCCAGCCGCGGCCGCATTAAAGAGACAGCCAAGGCCGTAGAGCCCTCACCATTGCAGATGCTCATCAGCCAAAGCAACTGACGCCATGGTGGAGGAGCCGCGTTACATAACCTACGCCAAAAAAACGGCGCGGAGCAAAAAGGAGGGCGAGGCCATACGTCTCGCCGCCAAGCGTTTTTTAAAAGACCTCCGGCGCCGTGATCTGGAGTTCCGTGCCGACAGAGTGACGCGGTGTCTGGAATTTATATCGGCACTCAGGCATTTTAAGGGCCGCTCCGCGGGCGCTCAGTTTATACTGGAGCCATGGCAGGAGTTTATCGTGGCTAATATCGTGGGCTTTTATTGGCGCCGTAGCGGCGACCGCCGGTTTACCGCCTCCTATATCGAGGTGAGCCGTAAAAACGGTAAGACGGCCCTCGCGGCCGCCCTGTGCATGTACTTTTTGATATGGGACGGCGAGATGGGCGCCGAGGTGGATTTGGCCGCAAACAGTAAGGATCAGGCAAAAATCGCCTTTGAGTTTTGTGAGCAATTCGCGGGGCAGCTCGATAAGCAGCAGTCAGATTTAAAAGTGTACCGCGACTACATCGTATTTAAGTGCACCGTGAGCCGTCTTAACGTGTTTGCCGCTGACGATAGCAAGCTTGACGGTTTTAACGCCTCATTTGCGCTGCTCGACGAGTACCACGCCGCCAAAAACACCCGCATGCGCGACGTGCTCAAATCGTCGATGGGCCAGCGCGCCAACCCGCACCTTTGCACCATCACTACCGCCGGCTTTGACAAGACCGGCCCGTGTTATCAGCTCCGGAGCACCTGCCTCGACGTGCTGCATGGCGCCAAAAAAGATGACTCGCTTTTTGCCGCCATCTACTCCATGGACGACAGCGACGACTGGACCCAAGAAAAAAACTGGCGCAAATGCACGCCCAATCTCGATGTGACCGTTACCACGAAATACCTCCGCGAACAGGTCACGTCGGCCATTAACAACCCCTCCGAGGAGGTGGGTGTGCGCACCAAAAACCTCAACCAGTGGTGCGACACGGTCGACGTGTGGATACCTGAAGTCTACATACTGCGCTGCACACAACGCGTGGAGGTGTCAGATTTCCGCGACTGTCTGTGCTGGGTGGGCGTTGACCTCGCCGCCGTCTCAGACATGACGGCGGTAACGTGCCTATTCCGCCGCGAGGATGACCCGAAGTATTATTTTAAGACGTGGTACTACCTCCCGGAGAGCTGCCTGGCTGAGAACTCCAACAAGGACCTTTACCGCCAGTGGCGGCAGCAGGGGCTGCTCACCATTACCCCGGGCAATGTAACGGACTACGACTATATCACCAACGACCTCATGCGGGTGAGCAACGTGTGTGCCATCCAGCGCGTGGGCTATGACTCCTACAACTCCACCCAGTGGGCAATATCGGCTACCGACCTCGGTCTGCCGCTTATGCCTTACTCGCAGTCGATAGGCAACTTTAACAAGCCCACGCGCGAGTTTGAGCGCCTGATCCTCTCCGGCATTGCCGTCATCGACAACAACGAGATAACCCGGTGGATGTTTAAAAACGTCGCTCTCAAGTATGATTACAACGGCAACTGCAAGCCTAACAAGGGCCTCGGCAGCCAAAAAAAAATTGACGGTGTAATCTCGCAGATACAGGCCGTGGGCACCTATCAGGACATGCCGATGCACGAGAGCGGCGGTGCAATCTCAACATTTTGACTCTTTATGGATATGGGTATCATAAAATCACTATTTCGCCGCAATACGGCTCTGACGATTGACGAGGTGCTGCACCGCTCGACCGCAGCAGCACTGAGCAAGCGCCGTGGCATGGGCCTATCCTTCGGCTTCCTTAACTCGGGGGGCGGCCGGAGCTTTAAGCAGGAGAGCGCGATGCACCTGCCGGCCGTCTACCGCTGTGTCGAGCTTATCTCCGACTCTGTGGCTCAGCTGCCGCTCAAAATATTTGCCGTAGACTCCAAGGGCTTTAGGACAGAGCTCACTACTCACCCGTTGAGTCACCTGCTCAACTGCGAGCCTAACCCCCGCATGACGGCGTTTGTGTTTAAAAAGACGCTCGTCACCTCAACGCTCCTTGGCGGCAACGGTTACGCCTACGTGCAGCGCGATGCCGCAGGTAATCCCATAGGGTTGCACTACATCCCCAACGAGTATGTGACCATCGTGCCCTCCGACCGCCTTGACATGCCGGTGACCTACACCATCGGCACGGCCGTAGACATAGCCGCGTCAAATATGCTGCATATACTCAACTACTCCGCTGACGGCGTGGAGGGTGTATCGACCATCACCCATGCCGCCGAGACGCTGGGAGTGGCCGATGCCGCCGAAAAGCAGTCCAAAGGTTTTTTTGACAACGGCTGCAACGTCGGCGGCATACTCACCATTGAGGGCGCCCTGACTGAAAAACAGCTGAGAGATGCGCAGGAGTCGTGGCGCAAGGCGTTTGGCACCAAAGGAGCGCCCAACGGCGTAGCCGTCCTCCAGTCTAATATGCGCTACCAGCCTATAACGGTCAATCCCAAGGACGCTATGTTGCTGGAGTCGCGGCAATTTTCGGTGATTGACATCTGCCGGTTTTTCGGGGTCTCCCCCACAAAGGTTTTTGACCTCTCCAAGTCGAGCTACAACACACTGGAGCAGACAAACCTCTCCTTTTTGAGCGACACGCTCGCCCCCATACTCAAAAAAATCGAGCTGGAGATAGAGCGCAAATTGTTCCCGCGGGAGAGCCATCAGGGCATAGAGGTGCGCTTTGACACAAACCAGCTGCTCCGCGGTGACAAGGCCGCGCAGGCCCAGTTTTACAATACACTCTTTTCCATTGGCGCGATCACGCCCAATGAGATACGCCGCGAGGTGGATTTACCCCCATTGGAGGGGGGCAATACCACATTTGTGCAGGTCAACCTACAGACGCTCGACCGCGCTGTCAATCCTCCGGAACCGGCAACGGAACTGCCTCCGGCAAACGATGTCGGAGACGGCGAGGTGAAGCCCGATGACGAAAACGAAACAACATAATCTTTATAAATGATGAAAGAAGTTAGAAATATCCAGGAGCAGCCGACCGCGCCCGCGGTCGAGGGGCGCCGCGTAGTCGAGGGCTATGCGCTGGTGTTTGACGAGCCGAGCACCGGACTCCGAGATTTTAGGGAGGTCATCCACCGCGGAGCCCTCGCAGGAGTGCTCGAGCAGTCCGATGTGTTTGCCCTGCTGGACCATAATCCCTCCCGTGGCGTTTTGGCCCGTGCCAACAAGGGCGCCGGATCACTCACCCTCACCGTCGACGAGCGAGGCCTTAAATACTCCTTTGAGGTGCCCGACACAGCTCTGGGCGCCGAGGTCTATCAGGGCGTGCAGCGCGGCGACATCGCGGGCAGCTCCTTTAGCTTTACCGTCAAAAAAGACCGCTGGGAGCGTGGCGCAGACGGCGTTGCGCTCCGCCATATCGACCAGATAGAGGCGCTCTACGACGTGTCGCCGGTCTATCGTCCCGCCTACGATGCAACAACCGTGAGCGTAGACCGCAGAGGCCTTGAGGCTCTCGAGGCCGCCGAACAGCAGCAGGCCGAGGAGACCGCCGCCGAGGAGCGCGCTGAAAACCCCTCGAATTCGGGGGAATTAGAATCGGAATCCACTGACAATCAGCCCGAAAAAAGGGCAGAAGAAACCGACGAAACCCCGGCTGAGGAAGAACCGGAACCCGAGAACCGCTCCGCCCAGAACGAAACGTACAACAACTCAACTCATACAGACATGCCAGATTTTAAGCTTATCAAAGCCATTAACGACGTGGTAAACGGCCGCAGCCTTGACGCTACCGCCGAAGCTGTCGTTGCCGAGGGACGCGCCGCCTTTAGGGCAAACAACCAGGAGGCCTCCGGCCAGATCGTGCTCCCCGTTGCCGAGGCTCGCGCAGGCGAAACCCCGACCACTCCGACAGCCCCCGCCTCCGACCCCATCGTGGCTGGAACTGCCACCAAAGGCAAGGAGGCCGTTGCCACCGATAAATTCAGCATCCTCGGGCCTCTGCGCTCGGCCATGGTGCTCTCCCAGGCAGGTGCCACCTACCTGACCGGCCTTGTCGGCGACATCACCATACCTTTTTACTCCGGCTCCAACTGCGGGTGGAAGGGTGAGGTGGTCACCGCCGACGACGGTAAGGGGTCGTTTAGCGAGATCACAATGAAGCCCAAGCGCCTGACCGCGTTTATCGACGTCTCCAAGCAGTTTTTAATCCAGGACAGCGTGGGGGCCGAGGAGCTCCTGCGCCGCGACATCATCGCCGCGCTGGCCGAAAAGCTCGAAAAGACCATCCTCGGCAACGAGGCCGGTAGCGACACCAAGCCCGCCGGTATCTTTAACGGCGTGACCGCCGACACCGCCAACCTCACCTATGCCGACGTCGTAGGTCTCGAGGCGGCTCTGGAAAACAACAACATCACCGGCGCGCTCACCTACGTTGTGTCTCCCGCCGCAAAGGCCACGCTCCGCACCACCGCCAAGGACACCGGCTCCGGCCGTTTTGTCATGGAGGGCGGCGAGGTAGAGGGCATCCGCGTGCTCTCATCCTCGGCAGTCACCTCCAAGGGTGTGCTCCTGGGCGATTTCCGCGAGCTCGTCATCGGCCAGTGGGGCGGTATCGACCTCACCATTGACACCGTGACCAAGGCCACCGAGGGCATGGTGCGCATCGTGATCAATGCCTTCTTCGATGCCAAAGTGCGCCGGCCCGCGGCCTTCCAGAAAAAAATCCTGAAGTAATCCCGTCCCCACCTCTTTTCTTTCAGTCAGCCCGCGTCCGCACTCCGGGCGCGGGCTTTCGCTTAAAAGTAAAATCTCAGTATGTATCTCACAGTAGAGGACGCCAAAAAGCATCTCAACATAGACGCGACATTTACCGACGATGACGTCTACATCTCCGACCTCATAGACGTGGCCGAAGATGCGGTGCAGCACCACATAGACCGCCCGCTCGCCGAGATAGAGACCGCACCGGGCAAACTGCCTCCGGCGGTGCTCCATGCCGTGCGCTTTCTGGTGGGCCAGCTTTATGCCCACCGAGAGCCCGCTGCCTTTGCCTCCGCCGTTGAGATACCCTACACGTACTCTTACCTGATATCTCTTTACAAACGCTACACCATCGCCTGACATGCAAGCCGGATCACTCAAAGAGTCAATCGTCATCATGGAGCCTGATATCAAGATGGGCGACCTCCACTCACCCGAAATGACCTATCACGAGGGCTGGAGGACGCGCGCCGCCGTGACAACTCCCGGCACATCGCGCACCATCGACAATGCCGAGCTCTTTTTTAGCGCTACGGCCGTGTTCCGCGTCCGCATCTATCACAAAATCACCCCCGACATGCGTATCGTCTGGAGCGGCGGCACATACCGGATTGTCGGCATAGAGACCGACCGCGCCCGCATGGAGATGGTGATAAAAACCGAAAAAGTGAACGAATGAGTTTCGTCGAGGTAACGATTTCCGATGCCGATGTTAAGCGACTCTTTGACCGGCTACAGTCGCCGGCTACTGGTGAGGCTGTAATGGATGCGCTTCACGCCGCGGCGAAAGTCGTGCGCCGCAATGCTCAGACGGAACTTGTCAGAAAGCACCCCGGTGCTGCGACGACAAGACACCGCGGCGCTTTCAGAAATGATGGCGCTCCCGTCGATAATATCTTGTACCATCTTGACGAGAGAAAGCGGTCGGTCAATATAAACATCATGCGCGACGCTCGCCTACGCTGGTTTGAGGCCGGGACAATCGACCGAATGACTGAGCAGCGCAATCCGGCATATCGTGGCCGAATAACGACCGGCTTTTTCTTCTCAGAATCTTATGCAAACTCAGCGGCCGAGATAGAGCAGGTAATGCTGCAATCGCTCGACCAATATTTCAAAAACTTAGACTACTGATGAATACTCTTGAAATAGGCAAGGCAATCGCATCGCTGCTGACGGTTCCCTCGTTCGCGTTTTATGCGCCGTCCAATACACTACAGTCTTTCGTGGTCTATCAGTTGACCGGGCTTAGTCCAGCCACGACCAAAGACCGCTACAGCTACAAGGAGAAGGCCACTGTAACGCTAAAAGCGGTAGCTGGAACCTACGAAGAATCAGTCAGATTGGCCCAGACAATAAGAGATACGCTTGAGCCTTTCGAGGGCGAAATAAGCGGAATTGAAATCGACGAAATACTATTGCTTGATGCGCGGGCCGAGTCGGCCTATCTCGACAGTTACGTACATATATTAACTTATCAAATAACAATTGTATGAATAAAACTATTAAAGGTGGTGCCCTGATGCTTTTCGTCGCCAGAAAGTCTATTGCTTGCGCCACAAGTCACACGATTTCCGTCACGATGGAAACAAAGGAAACAACATCGAAAGACTCCGGCGGCGATTGGACGACGCTGGAGGCTGGGATTCTCAGTTGGTCGGCCAAGTCCGAAAATATTGCGTCGACCGGCACCAACGGCTATACATACGACGATCTTGTAGGCCTTATGATCAAACGCGAGCCGATAACTCTGGTAATGGGGCCAAAAGCCCAGGAAGGACAAGACGTTCCAGACGGAGGATGGACGCCGCACGAGGGCAAAGGACGTACCGGCCAGGCGTTCATCACGAGCGTTGAAGAAAATGCCCCTAATGGCGATAATGCCACATTTTCTGTTGACTTTACCGGAACCGGCCCGCTTAGCCCTGTCGAGGCGGTCGCCGCTCCTGCCAATGTCGCCGCTGCCGCTCCTGCCAAAACTGCGGAATAGAGGCTCCGCGGGTTGTCGTTGATTGCCCCTCGTAATCTTTATGATTGCGGGGGCTTTTTTCAATCCCTGCCGATTAAAATGAGAAAGACTATAAAAATAAAAGGAACGGAGCACGCTGTCGGCGGACAGCTCCGCGCAATGTTGATTTGGGAGGCTGTAATGGATAAGCCTTTCGAACTTAGACTGCAGGGTGATATTTTATTCTACTACTACTGTCTGCTGGCAGCCGGAGACCCGGATTTCAGTATGGGCTTTGACGAGTTCGTGGCCGCGATGGAAGAAGATGCCTCGATTGTCGCTCAGTTCGCCGCCGCAATGACCGCGGCTGAAAAGACGCAGGAGATATTCGATAACCCCGGAATATCCGAAAAAAAAAAGACTAAGCGCTCGCGAGCTTTACGCCATACTGACGGCTGAGCTGAGCATCTCTCCGGATTATGTGCTCGACCGTATGCAGCACTATGAAATCGTAGCTCTTCTGGATCAGGCGTGGCGTGGCGAGCGTGGAGACTGGGAAAGGGCGCGGTTTATCGGCTATGTGATTGCTCAATGTCAGAGCTCCAAGCCGATGAAGCCAACCGATGTGTTGGCGCTCCCGTGGGAAGGAAAGAATGAGGAGGATCAGTCTGAAACGTCAATGAGTGAGGCCGACCGCCAGCGCCTCACTGAGATGGCAAAACAATATGAAAAATATATCTAATGGGTAAGGACTACGCTATAAACATAGCGGCGAAAGATAATATATCCTCAGTTATCTCCGGCATCCGCAAGGAGTTTGACGGGATGCGCTCGCGCGTCGACAAGCTGAAAAAGTCGTCAGAGGCTTTCGATGTTATCAGCAAAAGTGGAATTTCGACGAGGCAGAAAATAAAGCTGCTCAAAGAGGAAATGGGCCGGCTGGCCCTGCAGGGTCTCGACAATGAAGCCGTATTTAAGAAATTCGGTGCCGAGTGTAAGCGCCTTCAGGCCTCACTAAATAAAGTGCGCGACGCGACGAAGTCGGCGGCGAAAGCTGCTAAACAGAATAGCACCGGGCTATCAACTATGATGGGCGCCGGAACCGCGGCCGCCGGAGTTCTCGGTCTGCTCGGTGGCGTCGGGAGCGAGGCCGCCACAAAGATTCTTCTTCTGCAGTCGACCGTCAACTCTCTCCAAGGGTCTATGAAAGCGCTTGAGGGTACGAAGTATGCCGCGGCGCTGTCAAATCCGTTCGTGCTTGCCGGCGCTGCCGCGACCGCCGCCGGGGTAGCATGGTTCAACTACAATAAGGAGGTCGAGGCCACGATGCGCCGCACACAGCAATTTACCGGACTAACCGGCGGCGAGCTGCTTTCGCTCCGAAATGGTATCAAGTCAGTAGCGTCGACGTGGGATAAGGACTACAACGACGTACTGTCAACCGTTGACAGCCTTATGGCTCAATACGGCATAGACGGTGAAACCGCGCTCAACATAGTGCGCGATGGTTTCGTGTCCGGCGCGGATGAAGCAGGCCGCATGCAGGAGATGATAAGCAAGTATGCCGGTTCGTTCAACGACGCGGGCATAAGCGCTTCGGAACTCGTAGCCATAATCGGCAACACACGATCCGGCATATTCAGTGAGGAGGGAATGGCCGTCATTCAGATGGGCGCAAAAAACATCCGCGACATGTCGACCGCAGCCCGCGAGTCCCTCGGAGCCATAGGTATCAATGCCGACGAGATGACCGCCAAGCTCAACAGCGGCCAGATGACTACAATGCAAGCCATACAGCAGATATCGGCAAAGCTCAAGCAACTGCCTCCACAGAGCGCGGCCGTCGGTGCGGTCATACAAGACGTGTTCGGCAAAAAAGGAGCAGCCGCCGGCTATCAACTCGTTACGGCTCTGGCCGACGTTGAGACCAACCTCGACCAGATGAAAAAACAGACCGGAGAAGTAGGCGAGGCGACAGAGCGGTTGCAAGAGGCTCACAGACATCTGGAGGACGCTATGGCCGCCGTATTTATGAGCTCCGAAGGCGGATTTGAAACCATGACAACCGTCATGAAGGCCGAGGTATTGGAAGCTTTGGCCGCCGCGATCCGTGGCTTTATCGACCTCTATAACGAGAGCATTGTTGTGAGGGGTGGCGTCGCGGGAATTGCCATTACATTCCAGGCGTCATGGGAGATTATAAAAGGTATCCTTAAAATATTTATGTCGACACTGGGCGCTCTGGCGAAAACAATTGAGGGCGTCCTTACTCTCGATTGGGACAAAATCAAAGAGGGATGGACTGACTGGGGTGAGGCCGTCCTTACTACTGTGGCCGATACCGCGGATGAGATTTCAAAAGAGTGGGATGAGGTTAGAGAAAAATTCTCAAAACCGCTCACCAGGCCTTCCGGTCCGGCGGTTCCGGCAAAGGGTACCCCTGGCACGGGTACAGAGGGAAGAGGAACCGGCACAGAAGGCGAGGGCGTTTTCTCCAACTGGCGCCGTGGCCTCAAGGCCTCGACACCTGACGCTGATAAGCCCAAGGTTGCCGCACCCTCATCAGGCATGGAAGTCATAGGCGCCACGGTCGACCTCAGTATGTTCCGCGAGGCGAGCGAGCAGGCAAGCCGGATGATCGACCAGTTGCAGACCAAGACAGGCGCCGGCCTCGAGGGCAACGCCATCATGGACGGCATGCAGGCGCGACTTGCTGAGCAATTCGAGGCCTTCCGGGCGCACCGGGAGAAGATAAAAGGAATCATCGACGGGATGCGCGGCGATACCGATGCC